TAAATGCTACAGGAACACTATCCGCTTCAGCAGGAACTACGACAAGTCATGTAGGTTCTTCTTCATTAAGTTCGTCTGCCAGTTTAACTTCTGAAGCAACACTTACTAAATACGGTGTATCTAGTCTAGTTAGCTCATCAAGTCTTTCTTCTCAAGCTACACTTACACAATCTTTAACTTCAAGTCTAACTAGCACAGGCTCTTCTTCAGCCGAAGCTATTAAAATACAACAAGGACTAAGTACCTTAAGTTCTACAGGAAGTGTAGTTTCTTTAGGTAGTCTTATAAAAGAAGCTGCTAGTTCTTTGTCAGCAGCAGGTTCTTTAACTGCGGTAGCTGTAAGTCTAGGAGCTATAAAGTCGGGTGCTTCTTCTTTAACTGGAAGTGCCTCAGTATCTGCAACAGGCTCAAATGTTATATATGCTGAGTTTGGTGGTGTAGATACAGAAATTACAAGAATAACTGAAGACGGAAATACAAGAGTTACCGAAGACAGTAATGTTAGAATTACCTTTGAACTTACTAATTCAGGTGTAAGTTCTATAACACCTCAGCCAACCTTTATTCTATTTTCATCGACAGCTTATATTAAAGAAAATGGTGTATGGAAAATATTTGATCCTTATGCTAAATACGAAGGTTCTTGGGTAGAACCTGAAAAGGTCTACTACAAGGAAGGTACATCATGGCGAAGAGCACACTAAGTGAGGGCAGTTGGACTATGACTAAATCAATACCTATTAGTTTTATCCTAGCCATCATTGGTCAGACAATAGCTCTAGTCTGGTATGTTTCTAGTCTAGACAATGCTATAGAAAATAATAAAAAAGATTTAATTAGACATGAGACAAGAATAGAAGCCTTAGAAGCTGTTGTTCAAAGTCAAGCTGTTACACTTGGTCGTATGGATGAAAACATTAAAGCTATAAGAAACTCAGTGGAAAAGATGGCAAATAGGGATACGGAGCAATAAATTAAGTGGCTATCAGAGAACAAATAAAAACTGCTGCTGAAAACAGTTTAGTTACATTTATTAATCTGGTAGCTCCTGAACAGGTACTTGGGCAATGCCACGAAGATGTCTGTGAGTGGTGGACAAGACAGGATGCTAAACCATTCCAACTTCTTTTGTTTCCAAGGGATCACGGTAAGTCAAGATTAGTAGCTTACAGGGTAGCTTGGGAACTAACTAAAGACCCAACACTTAGAATACTTTACATATCAGCTACAGCTAACCTAGCTGAAAAACAATTAGGGTTTATTAAAAATATACTAACCTCTAAGATATATCGTATGTACTGGCCTGACCATGTACACGAAGAGGAAGGTAAGAGAAAAAAGTGGACAGGCTCAGAGATAATGCTTGACCATCCACTTAGGGAGAAAGAAAATGTTCGTGACCCTTCAATCTTTACTGGTGGGCTTACTACTTCGCTTACAGGCTTACATTGTGACATCGCTGTCTTGGATGATGTCGTGGTGTATGAAAATGCTTACACAGGTGAAGGACGCAATAAAGTTAAAAGTCAATACTCTCTTCTCTCGTCTATTGAAGGTGCTGAAGCTAAAGAGTGGGTCGTAGGTACAAGGTATCACCCATCTGATTTGTACCAAGACTTACAGCAAATGGTTGAAGAAGTCTTTGATAAAGACGGTAATCAAATAGGTGAAGAAAGTATTTACGAAACCTTTGAGCAACCAGTAGAAGGCAGGGGTGATGGAACAGGGGAGTTCCTTTGGCCTCGACAACAACGTAAAGATGGGAAATGGTTTGGGTTCGATATTGCAATTCTTGCTAAAAAACGAGGCAAGTACTTGGATAAAGGTCAATACCGAGCACAGTATTACAACGATCCATCTGACCCTGACAATGTTCCTGTAGGTAAAGAAAAGTTTCAGTACTTCGATAGGAAACACCTACGTCAGGAAAGTGGTTACTGGTACTTTAGGGATGAGAAACTAAACGTATATGCAGCAGTTGACTTCGCATTTAGTTTGTCTAAGAGAGCCGACTACACAGCTATTGTTGTCGTAGGAATAGATGCTGACAATAATATTTATGTCTTAGATATTGACAGGTTTAGGACGGACAGGATTACTGAATACTTTGAACACATACTTCATCTATCTACTAAGTGGTCATTCCGTAAACTAAGGGCTGAAACAACGGTAGCTCAGGTAGCTATTGTTAAACAACTAAAAGAACTAATCAAACAACACGGCTTATCTATTAGTATAGATGAGTACAGACCTAACAAAAACCAAGGTAATAAGCAAGAACGTATATCTTCTATCTTAGAACCTCGTTACGATAACATGGCTATATGGCACTACAGAGGCGGCAATACTCAAGTACTTGAAGAAGAACTATCTTCTCGTAACCCACCACACGACGATGTGATTGATGCCTTAGCATCTGTGGTGGACATGGCAGTAAAACCCTCTCGCACTGTACGTAGAAACACAGATAACGTAGTACAGTTTAATCAAAGATTTGGTGGAGTTTCCTTCTAATGTCTGGAACAACGATTGACCTTGACACACTTATCGAACCTCACGCAATAGCCTCAGATATTGCTGATCGTTGGACTACGTGGAATAACTCTCGTCAACAAAAAATTGAAGAGTGGAAAGAACTACGTAACTACCTGTATGCTACTGATACTCGTACTACATCTAACAATAAACTGCCTTGGACTAATAGTACAACCACACCTAAGCTAACACAGATTGCTGATAACCTTCACGCTAATTATTTCTCAGCCTTGTTTCCTCAGAAGCGTTGGTTTAGGTTTGAGGCTAATGACCAAGAGTCAGACATCAAAAGTAAACGTGATGTTATTCAGGCTTACATGGAAAACAAAGTCCGTCAGTCAGACTTTGAGAATACAACGGGCCGACTAATCAACGACTACATCCAGTATGGTAACTGCTTCGCTACTGTTGATTTTGTAAGGGACTATACTGAGTACGAAGACGGTGAACGTGCAGTAAACTATGTTGGCCCTAAGCTAGTACGTATATCTCCCTTTGATATTTGCTTTAATCCTTTAGCTCCATCCTTTGCTGACTCACCTAAGATTATTAGGTCAGTTCTTACTAAGGGTGAAATCAAACGTAAGATAGATGAGACTGTTGACAATGAGTATATGACAGGCATCTTTAATCGTATGATGTCTAATCGTGTGTCTTACTCAGGTTCTAACATAGATGTACATAAGGCTCATGGTTTCTTAGCTGATGGCTTCTCAGATATTAAACAGTATTATGAATCAGACTATGTTGAAATCCTTACGTTTTACGGTGACATCTATGATGGCGACACAGGTGACTTCCACAAGAATCGTGTGGTAACAGTAGTTGACAGAGCATATGTTTTGTCTAACGAACAGAACCCTAGTTGGTTAGGTAAGGCTCCTGTCTTCCACGCAGGTTGGAGAGAACGTCCTGACAACCTATATGCAATGGGACCACTGGATAACTTGGTCGGTATGCAGTATCGTATTGACCACCTAGAAAACCTTAAGGCTGATGTCTTCGATCAGATTGCATATCCAATTCTTAAGATACGAGGTGATGTAGAGGACTTTGACTTTGAACCTGCAGCACGTATTTACATGGGTGAAGAGGGTGACGTAGGCTACCTAGCTCCTGATGCAACAGCACTTAACGCTGACTTCCAGATTCAGAACCTTGAAGGTAAGATGGAAATGTTAGCAGGTGCTCCAAGGGAAGCTATGGGTATCCGTAGTGCAGGTGAGAAGACAGCCTTTGAGGTTGGTCAGCTTATGACAGCCGCAGGTCGTATCTTCCAACACAAGACAGCACATTTTGAAAGAGTATTTCTTGAGCCAATTCTTAACTCAATGCTTGAGGCTGCACGTAGGAACATGGACTATGCTGACACAGTACGTGTACTGAACGAGGATAGTGGTCTATTCTTCTTTGAGGAAATTACCAAGGAAGACATTAAGGCTAACGGCAAGATTATCCCTATGGGTGCTAGGCACTTTGCTGAAAGAGCACAGAGAGTACAAAACATTACTCAGTTGTATCAGCTTAAACTGTCTGACCCATCTATTGCGACACATATGTCAGGCAAAGAGTTTGCTCGTATATTGGCTGATGAACTTGGTGAGCCAACCTTGTTCTCAGAAAATGTAGCTGTAACTGAACAAATGCAAACACAGAGGATTGCAATGGAAGCTCAGGTACAGTTTGAAGAAGAACAAGAAATCGCAGCAGAAAAAGGATTGTAAGATGCCATACAAAAAAGGTAAAGTCCAAGAATACAAAAACAAAACTAAAAAACCAATGGACAAGAAAAAGAAACCTGTTAAAAAGAAACCAATGCTAAAATAATGAAAGCCGTTTGGTTTAACAGATGTAAATCTAAAGAGGATAAGTTTGGTGTACGCCAAGCAGTCTTGTCAAACCGTGACAGTCTAGACCGCCTCAAAGAAATTCTTGAGCCTATGCTTAAGGAGACACCACCTACAGCAGACTACGATAGCCCCTCATGGGCATTTAAACAAGCTGATAGGATTGGTTATAACAGAGCACTAACCCAAGTGCTAGACATTATCAACCTAGATAAGGAATAAAATTATGGTATTTACTGACGAGTCTCCAACCAAAGAGACAGATCAGACTGAGCAGACGCAAGAAGATACTCAAACCCAAGAGTCTTATTTGCAGAAACTCGTTCAGGCAAAGGGAGAGAACTGGAGTAATCCTGAAGTACTAGCCAAAGGCAAACTAGAAGCTGATGGTTATATTTCAAATCTTGAAAGTCAACTCACAGAATTGCGAGAAGAACTTAATAAACAAGACTACTCTAAAACTTTACTCGACCAACTTCAAGAACAGGCCGCTGACCCTACTACAGCAAAACTTGGAGAGCCTTCTAATAATAGTAGCACTAATTCACAGAATACCACTGCTAGTCTTAGTGAGGATGACCTTAAGAGCCTTGTTGAAAAAACACTTACAGAACGAGAAAAAGGTACGGCTCTAGCTAATAACCTTTCTCTTGTCGATCAAGAGTTAGAAAAAAGTTTTGGTACTGAGGCAAAAACCAAGGTAGCAAACAAAGCTAAAGAGCTAGGTATGTCAATGGAACGTATGCGTGAAATTGCTGCTGAATCTCCACAGGCTTTCTTTTCTCTTATCG